ACAAGCTCTGCACGGACCGCGCGTCCTACGTCACCCACTGGCAGGAGCTGGCCGATTACACGAAGCCCCGGCGGCTGCGCCTGACGACCACCGACCGCAACAAAGGCGAGAAGCGGAACCAGTTCATCCTCGACAACACAGCGACCCTCGCGCTCGACACGTTGGAGTCGGGCCTCTTTGCTGGCATGAGTTCGCCGTCCCGGCCCTGGTTCAAGCTGGTTACCCCCTACCCGCAGTTGAACGAATCGGACGCGGTCAAGGGGTATTTGTTCGAGGTCGAGAAGCGTATGAATGCGGTCTTTGCGCTCTCGAACTTCTACAACGCGGTGCCGGAGGTGTACGGGGACTTCTCGACGTTCGGCACGGCGGCGATGGCCGGGTTTGATGACTCCGAGGACCTGATTCGATTCTACACGTATCCGCTCGGCTCCTACGCGGTGGGGCTCAACAAGCGCCGGGAAGTCTGCACGTTCGTGCTCGAGGAGCAGTTCACGGTGCGGCAGGTGATTGAGGAGTTCGCGGAGCGGAACGCGACCGGCACCATTACGAACCCGGAGCACTTCTCCCGTCAGGTGTTGGACGCCTGGAAGGCCCAGCGATACGAGGAGACGGTCGAGGTGTGTTGGGTCGTGATGCCGAACGACTACCAGAACCCGTCCAAGCTCGACGCCAAGTACCTGCCCTTCACGTCCTGCTGGTTCGAGGCGGGGCGGAACGAGCATGACGCCGTGCTGCGCGAGTCTGGCTTCCGCACGTTCCCGGTGTTCGTGCCGCGCTGGAAGGTGACGGGGAACGATGCCTACGGGACGAACTGTCCCGGCATGACCTTACTCGGCGATGCCAAGCAGTTGCAGCAGATGGTGAAGAAGTCAGCGCAGTGGCTGGCGAAACTGATTGACCCGCCGGTGACTGGCCCGACGGCGCTCAAGAATCAGCCGACGTCGCTGGTGGCGGGTCATATCACCTTCACGGACCCGAGAGACGAAGCGAACCGGCTCCGGCCGATTCACGAACTCCGTGGCGAAGGGTACCAGTACTTCACCGAGGATATGGCACAGGTGAGGGGCCGCATCAAGTCGGCGGCCTTCGAGCAGTTGCTCTTGATGTTCCAGTCGACGCCCTACGGCCAGCCCATGACGGCCGAAGAAGCCAAGCAGCGCCGGCAGGAGATGCTGATGATCTTCGGGCCGGCGGTCGAGCGTGGCAACGAGGAACTGCTTGAGAAGGCGATTGACCGGCTGTTCGACATCATGGCGAACGCGGGCCTCTTGCCGGACCCTCCGGAAGAACTGCAGGGCATGACGCTCAAGGTCGAGTTCACGTCGGTCTTGGCGGAGGCGTTGAAGCTCACGCGCGTCGTGGGGCTGGACCGCTGGCTGATGAGTGTCATGTCACTAGCGGAGGCGTTCCCGGAAGTCGTGGACAAGGTGAACCCGTTTGGCGTGGTGAATGAGTACCACGATGCGCTCGGGCCGAGCCCGCGGGTGGTGCGGTCGGATGACGAGGCGTCGGCGCGCGTGGCCGCTCGGGCTCAGGCGCAGGCCAAACAAGCGCAGGCTGAGCAGGCGACCCAGCTCAGCACGGCGGCCCGGAACTTGGGCCAGACGCAGATGGGTACCGACTCCGCGTTGGATCGGGTGCTCGAAGGCGTGGCGTAGGTGGCGCGTGACGCGTCCAATGCGGCGCAGAACAAGAAGGCCGAGCAGGTCAGCGACCGGCGGGCTGTGCGGCGCCGCGATGCGTTCAGGGCAGTTTTGGACACGGAACCTGGGCGCCTCGTGCTGTCGGAAGTGATGGCGGATTGCGGCGTGCTGCGGGCGGGCTTTATCGCAGACCCGATGCGGCTGCAGTTCGAGGCGGGGCAGCGAAACATTGGCGTGTGGCTCCGGGCCGAGTGTCAGGCGCATGCGCCAAGAAGTTTCCGCGTGATGGAAGACGAGAAGGCGCTGCGGGACGATGCGGATCGGCGCGAGGATGAGGCGGTCGAGAAGGTGGGGCGCGAGGTGAACGTTGACTGACACACCCGATGGGCCTGAGCCTGAACCGGACCCGGACGGGACGCCTTCGAGCGACCCGACGTCGGGGTATCAGCATCCCGCGCCTGTCTTGACGCGCAAGCGATTGGGCGGCCAGCCGGCGCCCGGTGAGGACGACGAGACGTAGGACTAGAGTTTCCGAAGCCAGCTAGAGGCGGCTCGCTACCGCCTGACGATCCGCTCCCGAGCGGGCTGCCTTCACAACGGGACCAAGGGACGGGGCCTTGTTTGGCGCATAGATGCGCCGAGCAGGGCCTTTTCGTTTCGGTCCCCACGTTTTGAGGTGAGTCATGAGTGAGACAGCTACGGCGGTTGCTGAACAGCCCGCCCCTGAGACGACGCAGACGGCAGGTGAGATTGCGGCAGCCGCCGCAGCCGCTGCTGCTGCGACGACGGCCGCCGCTGAGACGGCGACCCAGACCGAGACGACGCCCGCGACGGAGACAGCAGCGCCAGCCTCAGGCCCGCCTGAGAAGTACGCGCTGACCGTGCCGGTGGAAGGCATCGTCTCGGCCGAAGGCGTACAGGCCTTCGCGGAGGAGGCGCGGGCGCTCGGGCTCACGAACGCCCAGGCGCAGGCGTCCCTCGAACGCCGGATCGACGGCTTCCTCGCGCAGTCCGACGCGGACCTCGCGGCGTTGACGGCCGATCCGACGTATGGCGGGGCGAAGCTGGCCGAGACGCAGAAGTTTGCGGAGTCGGCCCTCAATCGCTTTGCGCCAAAAGGGACGCCACACGGCGATGGCCTGCGGTCACTCCTCCGGGAGTCCGGCCGCGGGAACGCGCTCGGCATCGTGGCGTTCATGGCAGCAATCGGGAAGGCGATGGCGGAAGACCGGCCGGTCGGGGGCGGCGACGGCCGTACCTCGGACGCGCCCGTGCGACTCGCGGATGCGATGTACGCGGGCTCGACCAGTAAGCCGGCTGACGCCTAGCTGACCTTTCACCTTGGGTAGGAGAGACACATGGCCGCATTAGGCACGGGCCTCCCGACGCTTCTCGATCTCGCGAAGCGCATGGGACCCGATCACAAGGTCGAAGCGGGGTTGGTTGAACTCCTCGCACAGACCAACGAAATGATTCAAGACATCCCTGTCATGGAAGCGAATGACGGGTCCACACATCTGACGACGCTCCGCACCGAGATGCCGGCCGTCTACTGGGCCACCATCAACGCGGGGACGGCGTTCAGCAAGTCCACGACCGCGCAGATCCGAGAAGGCACGGGCTTTCTGCGGAGCTGGTCTGGCGTCGATGCCACCTTGGCCGCGATGTCGAACGATGTCTCCGGCTTCCGCCTGTCCGAGGCGAAGGCGTTCATCGAAGCGATGAACCAGGAGTATCAGCAGACGTTGATCTACGGCAACGCGGGCGCGGCGGCGACGGAGTTCAACGGGCTGGCGGTACGTTACAACGTGCTGTCGGGCACGGCGGCCTCCGTCAACGTCATCACCGCGGCGGGTACCGAGGATTCGCCCTCCGACCTGACGTCGATCTGGTTGGTGAAGTGGGGCCAGGAGACGATCCACGGCATCCACCCGAAGGGGCTGGCGGCCGGGCTCAAGCACACCGATCGCGGGTTGCAGCTCATTCAGTCGTCCACCACGCTCGGGGCGATGGAAGCCCTCGACATGTACGTGGACAAGTTCGAGCTGCACGCGGGGCTGGCGCTCCGCGACTGGCGCGCGGCCGGGCGCATCGCGAACATCGACATCAGCGACCGACTTGGCGCGACTGATTCGGTGCTGCCGGCGCTGATGCGTCGGTTGATGGCGTCGGTCTACGTGCCTGGGCGCGCGGCGTTCTACATGAACCGGACGACGGCGTACCTCGTGGCTGAGGAGACGCAGCGGGCGGTGTCGGCCGGTGGCGGCATTACCTGGGAGACGGTGGACGGTCGGCCGGTGATGAAGTTCCAAGGCATCCCGGTGCGGATGGTCGACGGCATCCTCAACACGGAAACGGCGGTCGCGTAAGCGACGGCGATTTAGGGAGGAACCCAGACATGGCAGTTCTCGACGCACTGTGCAAGGTGGCGACCGCTCAGGCTTTCACGGCTGATGGCGTCAGCGCCAGCTCCTACGACACCGGCAACATCACGCCGAAGAAGGACATCGCGGCAGGCCAGCCGTTGGCCCTGTTTGTTGTCATCACGGCGATCGGCACCAATACCGGCTCGGCGCTCTTTCAGGTCATCGAGTCGGCAGCGGCGGCCCTCACGTCCCCGAAGATTCGCGGGGTGTATGAATTGGCGGCGGCCGACATTGTGGTCGGGGCGACGTTCATCATCCCGATCTCGCAGGGGCCGGCGGCCTCACTCCGGTATGTGGGCTTTCAGGCCGACATTACCGGGACGGTCGATTTCACCCTCGATGCGTACATCGGCGAAGCCGAGCAGGTCGCTCGGTTGCCGAAGTCGTACGCGCGAGGCTTCGCGTTCGACATTTCGTAGTCACCCCATCCCCGGCTGGCTCGTGGTGGGCTGGCCGGGGGTTCCTTGCGCTGTTAGGAGTGAGACATGGCTCAGACCACTGAAGAGAAGGCGCTCGAGCAGGCCAAGAAGGACGTCGCGCACGAAGCCAAGCAGGCCGCCACGCAGGCCGAGAAGGATGCCAAGAAGCAGGCCGAGAAGGACACGGCCGAGGCCGACGTGGTCGCGAAGCAACAGGCGCGTGAAGCCTCGCGCGCGCAGCGATCGGGCAAGGGCCTGAAGGTTATTGCCGTCCAGACCGGGTTCTACCCGAAGGATGTCCGGCGCCGCAAAGGCTCGGTGTTTGTGCTCCAGAAAGCTGAGCACTTCTCGGATCACGAGCAGGAGATTGTCCGTCCCGCTAAGGATGATCGCGGCCGGATCGTGCTCGATGAGAAGGGCAAGCCGGTGCTGCGTGGCCACGGCCAGTTTGGCTGGATGGCCTGGGCCGATGATGCAGCCCCGATCCATAACGTCACCCAGCCCGAAGCGCACGCCGCGCTCCACAAGTCCACGGGCGATCAGTCGGTGATCTGATGGAGCGTCGATTCGACGCGCCCAAGCCGACCACGTTCAACTTCAACGCCGACGACCAGCGGCGGATGGTCCGGTTGTGCCAGGACGTGGCGGCGTTCATCGTCACACGCCAAGGGACCGAACCGCTCGAAGCGGGCGTCATCGCGCTCGGGCTCGCCAACATGGCGCGGGACTTCCTGAGTCTGTATCCCGACGCCTTCCGCGACAAGCTCATAAAGGAAATCAATCGGCAGATTTTCAGCCAAGCGCCGTCACCGGACGGCCCGCGTCTGATCACGCTGCACTGAGGCCCGATGGACCGCGATCCGCAGAGCCTGACGGAGGATCTGAGGGCCTACGACGACGTCGTGTTGGCGCTCGACCCTCAGCATTACTGGAAGCTCTTGGAGACGTCGAGCACCTTTGCGGATTCAGGCTACGGCAACAAGGCGCTGACCGTCACTGGAGCACCGACGCGCGGAGTGGCGACGGGGCTGACGGACATCCTCGGCGTGACGTTTGCGCCGGAATCGTCCTTGGCGGCGGCGACCCCGCTCCCGGCAACGACGACCACGTTCTCGATCCTGGTGCTCATCAAGCCGCTCCATGACTACGTGGATGCGGTCGGGCTGATCTTCGGGTCAGAACCCTTCGGGGATGCGACGGGGCTGCAGTTGACGCACGCCACGCGGCAAGTCACCTGGACGACGGTGACGGGGTCGAACTTCTCGGCGGGGCTGATTCTCCCGAAGCGCCAGACGTCGCTCGTGGGGCTCGTGGTCACGGCCGGCGTCCCGCAGTGGTCCTTGAACGGCGTCCCGTACGACACGGACGCGGCGAGCGTGATCACGACGATTGTCACGCAGACGCCGGATATTTTCGGCTCGAACGTGGCCAACACGACCGAACTCCGCGCGACGGTCTCCAGGTTCGCCTACTTCCCTGGCGTGGCGCTGACCGAGGCGGAGGTGGCGGCGGTGTGGTCGGCCCGGTTCTCGTGCCACACGCAGACGCTCGCGGTGGTCAATCGGGCGCTCGCGCACCTCGGGCAGAGCCGGGCGCTGACGAGTGTGTCGGCCGACACGACGCCGGCGGGGGTCGCGGCGCGGCTCCACTACAACACGGCGGTGGATGCGATTCTCCGCGCCTGGGCGTGGCCGTTCGCGAATCGCTACGCGGCCTTGACGCTCGTCGGCGGCACCTCAGCCACGGCGGTCAATTCCGACTGGCAGTACAGCTACCGGACGCCGGACCGGCTCTTGCGGGCGATTCGGGTGATTCAGCCCGGCACGAAGCGCGCGCATGATCCAAATGCGCCGCCGTTCCGGGTGGAGCAGGACGCGCTCGGCTCGCTCCTCTTCACGGACCAGGAGGACGCCGAACTGGAATACACCGTGCGCCCGACCTGTGTGGCGCTCCAAGGGGACGTCCTCTTCCGTGAGGCCGTGAGTTGGTATCTGGCCTCCCTCCTCGTGCCGACGCTCTCGAAGCACGAGGAGACCGTGCAGTTCTGCCTCGCGATGGCGGACGCGACGGTGAAACGCGCCCAGGCCAGTGCGGCTAACGAAGAGGAACCGCAGAACACGAACCGCAACGATCCGGACTGGATCACGGGCCGCTAGATGGCGCAAAGCGTCGTCCAACGCAGCTTCAGCGGCGGCGAGTGGAGTCCGTCGCTCGGGGCGCGTGCCGATCTGGCGCGCTACCACCTCGCGCTCCGGACGTGTCGGAACTTCCTGGTGCAGAAGCACGGCGGCGTGGCGAATCGAGCGGGGTTCGGCTTCATCGAGGAAATCAAGACGAGCGCGGCGACGGGGACGTTTCTGTTCCCGTATCTCGCGGACGACCCCAACGAATCGATCCTGATTGAAGCCGGGAACGGCTATCTCCGGTTCTACAAGGACGGCGCACGGGTGGAGGTGACACACGCGAGCGTGACGGCGTGGTCGAACGTCACGGCCTACACCGTGGGGGATCTGGCCGATACGGGCGGGGTCGTCTACTACTGCATCCTCGCGCACACGAACCAGACGCCGCCGAATGCGACCTATTGGTATGCGCTGAGCGATGCCTCGGCCGGGGTGGCGATCTACGAGGTGCCGACGCCATTTACGGCCGGGTTCCGGTGGAACCAGTCTGGGCCGATTGTGACGCTCACGGATCTCAGCGTGGCGATGTACGAGCTGATCTTTCTTTCGCTCACGCGCTGGGTCGTACAGATCGTCACGATTGCGCCGGGGGTGTCGGCGCCGACGAATCTCACGGCCACGGCCGGGACGGTGGGCGCCGGGCCGGCGGGGCAGTGGCAGATTGCCGTCACGTCGGCCGCCCCTGGCACGTTTGAAGAATCCATGCCGGTCATGAGCAGCCGCTTTCAGGCGCTCGTGCCCACGCCCACGGCGCCGAACATCTACGAGTGGACGAAGGCCACGGTCGGAGGGGTGGATTGCCCCGAGTACTACGTCTACCGCGACTCCACGAACAGCGGCACGTTGGAGTTCATCGGCGTGTGTAAGACGAACGCTTTAGGCTCGGGCGCGAAGGTGCTGTTCCTCGATATCGGGTTCGTGCAGGACCCGGCCTTGACGCCGCCGATCAATGACATCGATCTCACGTCGTCGAACAACCGCCCGGCGGTGTCGGCCTTTCATCAGCAGCGGCGGTTTGTCGCCCACACAACCACGACGCCTGATGCCATTTGGGGCTCGAAGGTGGGGCAGCGGTCGAACTTCTGCCGGTCGTCGCCGCTCCAAGATGACGATTCGCTCTCGGTCCGGATTGCCCAGAACCAGAACCATCCGGTGCGGCACATGGTGTCGGTCGCGGCCGGGTTGATTGTGTTCACGGCGGCCGGGGAGCATCGGCTGGTCTCGGCCGATGGCGCCGGCGGGCCGCTGACCCCGAACTCGCTCGAAGCGATTCAGGACCTCTACGTCGGCGCGGCGGAGGTGCCGCCACAGGTCACGGGCAACGCGGTGGTCTACACGCAGGCGCGGGCGAAGGTCGTCCGCGACGTGCAGTATGACCAGGCGGTCGAAGGCTTGGCGGGGCGCGATCTGACGCTCTTTGCCGGGCATCTCTTTGAGGACTACACGGTTGTCGGCCACGACTATCAGCAGAACGATCACTCGATTCACTGGTTTGTGCGCTCGGATGGGACGCTCCTCGGCCTGACCTATATCCGTGAACAAGAGATCATGGGCTGGCACCGGCACGACACATACACGGCGTCAGGGACCGTGCAGAGTGTGGTCGAGAGTATCTGTGTGGTCCCGGAAGATCACGAGGACGTGCTCTACCTCATCGTGAAGCGGACGATCAACGGCGGGACGAAGCGGTACATCGAGCGGCTGGAGACGCGCATCATCACGGATTTTGATAGTCAGGCGATGTTTCTCGACTCGTCGCTCTCGCGCGTCTCCGGCGCTCCGATTTCGACGCTCACCGGCCTCGACCATCTCGAAGGCCAAGTGATTGGTGTCGTGGGGGATGGGTCGTATCTCGGAACGTTCACGGTGGCGGCCGGGCAAGTGGCGCTCGACGCGTCCTATGCCAAGATTCACGCCGGGCTCTTGATCGAAGCGGATCTTGAAACCTTGGATCTCGATCTGGCCGAGTCGGACGTGCGTGACCGGAAAAAGCGTGTCGGGTCCGTCGCGCTCCTCCTCCAGGACTCGAATCGGGCGTTTCACGTCGGCATCGACGAAGCCAGCCTCACGC